GGGATACTCGGCAAGCGCTACAACACCGCCTACATCATCGTCGAAAGAAACAACCACGGCCTAACAACTTTGCGCCGACTACAAGAAATTAACTACCCGTCGCTGTTCATTGAAAGTTCAGTTGATGGTGCTTATGGAGACCGCATGACGAAGCGCGGCGGCTTCCTAACAACCAGTAAAACCAAGCCATTAATCATCGATAACCTTGCCGCCCTGCTACGACAGAGGGACTCCGGCATAGCAGACACTGAGCTTATTAAAGAATTGCGAACCTACGTCATTGACGAAAGGGGGGCTACCAATGCTCAAAACGGCTGTTATGATGATAGGGTGATGGCGTTTGCCATTGCCCTCCATGGATTGGCTTCTATGCCGCGACCAAGAGTACATCCGGTCGCAAGGCGCTTCAAAACAGTAGACACCGTGGTGGGTTATTAATGGACGAATTCCTCGAAGAGGGCGTCGGATTTGATGTTGAAAATCCAGACGGCTCGCAAGACATAGAACTTCAATCACTCGGCGCTAGGCTTAAAGGCCTGTTTACCGAGTACAAAGACGCCCGTAGAGAAACTGAAGACGAGTGGATCGAAGATCTACGACAGTTCTCTGGCCAGTACGATCCTGAAATCCTTGCTCGATTGAGCGAAGCATCTGGCTCTCGCAGTAAGGTATTCGTTGGCCTATCTAGAACAAAGGTAATGGCCGCGTACAGCAGGCTTATCGACTTACTATTTCAAAGTGGTGACGCATTTTTTGGCGTACAACCAACCCCCCGCCCCAAGATCAATCCGATGAAACGAGCAGAAATGCAACAGATGCTCATTCAGAATATTGTGCAGATGGGGCAGGGCCAACCCGAGGAGGTGATCCGGCAAGTCCTAGCTGAGAACGAAGAGCGCATCCGTCAAGGGTTGCAGGAGCAGGAAGAGCGTTTATCCGAGATGGCCTCTGAAGAAATGCAGAAGGACATTGAGGATCAGCTAATAGAAGAAAACACCGAGCAGAAGATGAAGGAGGCTATCCTTGAGGCCTGCATCTTCGGCTCCGGTGCCATCAAGTCCGGCACGGTAAAGATCGACAAGGTTCAGTCTTACCAGCGCGTTGAGGATGAGATGGGGAGATCTCAGTATGTCATGGCGATGGAAGAAGAGGCCCGACCTGAAATTGAGTCGGTATCTATCTTTGATCTTTACCCAGACCCCTACTGCACCAGTCTTGCAGACTGTTCAGGAATGTTCCGCCGTCACGTCCTTACTCGCCGTCAATTCAGAGAGTTGGCAGATCTTCCCAGCTTTGACTCCGAGATAATCCTAGCCACTGTTAAAGATCGACGGAACGGAAACCATGAAGAAGAAGACCATGAGCGCACTCGCCGCGAAATTGCTGGCGTTGTTGATCATGGTGATTCCCGCAGGTTTGAGCTACTGGAGTTCTGGGGTTCCATTGACGGCTATGACCTACAAGAGGTTGGAGTCGAATTTCCGGAGGGATCTGATCTCAGCCAAGATTTTGATGCCAACGTATGGATCGTCGCCGGAAAGGTAATCAAGGCCGCACTTAATCCGGTCAAGGGATACCGTATTCCGTACAACATATTCCCCTATGAGCGCACTCCCCATCAGTTCTGGGGCGTGGGAGTACCGCGCATGATGCGTGATTCCCAGCAGACTATGAACGCGGCAACGCGCATCTGGCTGGATAACATGGCGCTCAGTTCAGGCCCGATGGTAGAGGTGAATACCGACTTGCTCGCGGCGGGTGAAGATCCAACCGACCTCCATCCGTGGCGAGTCTTTTTGCGATCTGGCGGGGACGGCTCTATGCCTGCTGTCCGTTACTACCAGCCTGTCGCGAATGCCAACGGCTTGAACCAAATCATAGAAATCTTCCGACGCTTTGCGGACGAAACAACTTCTCTCCCAAGCTACACCCACGGTGAGCAGACGAAGAGTTTGAATAAGACGGCAACGGGTATCTCAATGCTTATGGGAGCGGCAAATGTCGCGCTCAAGAGTACGATTAAAAACATTGACGATTTCCTTATACGCCCTATGATTGAATCAATGTTCCACTTCAATATGGAGTTCGGAACGAATGAGCGAGCGAAGGGCGATCTAAAGGTCGTTGCTCGCGGTAGCACCGCACTTGTGCAGAAAGAAGTGCAGAGCCAGAGACTATTGCAATTCCTCTCTCTGGTTTCAAACCCGATGGACTCTCAACTCATTGATCGAGGCAAACTCTTGCGCGATATCGCCCAGAGTATGGATATCGATCCGGATGAATTTATTAAGTCTCAGGAGCAACTCATTGCCGAGCAACAAGCTTTACAACAGCAAATGCTCGCCGCGTCAGGCGAGGGCGGTCAAGGTCTTGGCCCTGACGGAGGAATGGCCCCTCCTGATGGAGTTGCTTGAATCTCGGTTAGCCGAGGCTCATGAGAAGTTGGAGTACGCGGACGAACAGAATTTTAGACGCCAGCAAGGACGGGTAGCAGAGCTACGCGCCTTGATTGGACTTGAACAGACCGCAGAGGCGGTCATCGAAGCGGAAAGGAATCCGCGTAGGTCTCCTAGCTTCGATTAACGGACACCCCACAGAGGAACCGTGTAATGAAAGTAGATCCAGCAAAACTTGAAGCGGAAGCACAGGAATTAATAGCTCAGTACAAAGGTGAAGTTCCGGCCCCTCAAGAAGAGGAAACGCCAGAGGAAGTTCAACCTGAAGCAGAGTTAGCGGCACCCGAAGAGCCATCGGAAACTGCCGAAGTACCTGTGGAGGCTCCTGTCGAAGATGAGCGCGGCGAATTATCTGAGGCAGAGTTAGCACTTAAAAAGGCTGATGAACGCTACAAGAATGCGCAAAGGAAGATGACTCAGGCGACCACTGAGGCTAAGGAACTGCGACGTATGAACGAGCAGGTCATGGCTGAACTGGGACAAATGAAGCGTCAGCTTGCGGAGAAAGACATTGATCTAGAGAAGTTGAAGCAGGTCAGGGAAGAGTACCCAGACTTAGCGGCACCAATTCTGGATGTGATGGAAAGGACGCAGGCAAAGGTAGACGAGCAACATGCCGAACTTGAAGCACTCCGCAATATGCGAGAGCAGGATGCAGTCCAAGAGGCGCAGAACGCGCACATGGATCGCATTCGGGAAGCTCACCCAGACTTGGACAACATTGTTCAATCGGGAGACTGGGCTGACTGGCTGGAGGTGCAGAACGCGCAAGTTCAGAGCTGGATTGAATCCGGTTCATCGAACGACGTAAACGCGGCTCTGTACAAATTCAAGAGCGACATGGGTGTGGGTCAACCGACGCCGCAAGAGCGGGTACTGGAAAAGGCGAAAGCGGCGGCAGAGCCAAAGCTCCCTAAATCCAGAAAGCCCGATACTGGTGCCGGACAAAAAGTCTGGTCTGCGGCTGATATCAAGAGCATGTCTCTGAAAGACTTTGAGGCAAATCAAGGCGCTCTGATGGATGCATGGAGACAGGGACAAATCCGGCGTTAATTAAAACTCTTGCATAGAGGTATTTAACGATGGCTATTGGCGCAGGTGCTTCAAACTTTACTTACGCGAGCGGACAGGCTGGTTTCATTCCAGAAGTTTTCTCAAAATTATTGCAGGCGAAGTTCTACAGTTCTTCGGTTCTTCCTGCTATTTCAAACACTGACTACGAAGGCGAGATCTCTGGCCAAGGCGATAAGGTTCACATCCGAACCGTGCCGAACGTCACAGTTGCAGACTATAACGGTGCGATCAGCTACGCTGACTTGACCACTAGCACAGTCGAGCTTCTGATCGATCAAGCTAAGTCGTATGCGTTCAAGATGGACGACGTGCTATCTGCACAGGGCGATATCGATATGTTGGCTGAAGCATCTAAGGATGCCGCTGAGTCTATGCGTATCGCAGTTGAGACGGACGTACTGGCTAACGTAGTGACTGGAGCGACCACTATTGGTTCGCAGACCACCATTACTTCCAGCAACATCCTTACCAACATCCTTGACATCGCTAAGGAGTTGGACGAGTTGAACATCCCTGAAGAGGGTCGATTCATCGTTCTGCCTCCCAGCATGGTTTCTCTGTTAAAGCAGAGTGAACTGCGTCAAGCGTACCTGACGGGTGATGCGACTTCGCCTCTCCGTAACGGTCAGGTGGGTCAGGTAGATCGCTTCACGGTCTATCAGAGCAATCTGCTCTACACCGCCACGTCTGGTGCTGATGACACTTACACCCACGTTCTCGCGGGTCACCCCAAGGCAATCACGTTTGCTTCTCAGTTCACTAACACTGAGACAGTACGACTTGAGTCCACCTTTGGTGACGGCGTTCGCGGACTGAAGGTTTATGGCCGCAAGGTCGTAACTCCAGACTGCCTCGCTGTAGGTAAGTGGAAGGTCTAAGACCTAATCGGGGGAGGGTTTCCTCCCCCTTTCACTTTCAGGGAGAGATAAGTGAACGAAGCCAAGACCGAGAAAGACGATCTGTACATCGAGGCCAAGGAAGAGTTTGGCATCACCCTAGATAGACGACAGACCTTGGGTGATTTGCAAGATCAGATGGACAGAATTAGGAAGACTGGAAAACAGCCGGAGAAGGTTCTGCCAGCAAGGATGCCGAAAAAGCTTCGCAACATCGTGACCGGAAATATTTTCGATTACGACCCCTTGTTCGCAAAGAATCCCGATCTGGAAATAATTGAATGGGAGGCTACGGATGGCGACGACTAAGGTCAATGACATACTTGATCGTGCCGGTATCATCCTACAGGACACTTCAAATACTAGGTTTGCAAGCGCAGACCTTTTAAAGTTTTTTAATGACGGTCAGCGCGAGGTTGTAATTTACCGACCCGACGCGAACGTCACTAACGCTACGTTTACTTGTGCCGCTGGTAGCAAGCAGTCCTTACCTTCGGCGGCTATTCGCCTGATCGATATCACTAGGAACATCGACGGTAGAGCGGTCAGTCAGATTGATCGAAAGATGCTGGACGAGTCACTGCCCAACTGGCACAACTCGACGGCAGACAGCGATAGGAAGATTGAACACTTTGTCTACGATCCAACAGACCCTAAGAACTTTTACGTCTATCCGCAGGCGCTAAACAGCTTTCAGCTAGAAGTAATCTACAGCGAGTCTCCGGCAGATGTTGTTTTGTCAAACTTCACAACCGACACGACAACTATCACGTTGGATGACCCTTACGCGAACGCGCTGTTGGACTTCATTCTTTATCGTGCATATCAAATTGACTCTGAGTTCGCAGGTAACGCAGAGAAATCATTGATGCATTACCGATCATTTACAAATGGCTTGGGAGCCAAGACGCAGGGTGACTCAGCGTCCGATCCCAGAGTAGGAGCTTAATAGTGAAGTTTCTCGACATTTCAGATTTCGTAAGAACAGAGGCTAGAGGCGCTCCAGAATTTCTTGTTGAGAGGGCGGTAAGAGAGTCAGCCACAGAGTTTTGCGTCAAGACGGACGTGTATCGCTTAGAGCCTGAAACGATCCAAGTGATCTCAGGGATCGATGAGTACGACTTAACCATCCCTAATGGCACTGAGCTAAATCACATTATCGATGTGTACAGGGGGCATCGGACATTACAGCCCGTGTCCTACTCTCGATTGCTTGAGGTTAAGGGAGACGGCACAACAACCGGACAGCCTAGATGCTATTCGCAATTACAAAGCACGTCTTTCTATGTGGCCCCAGTTCCTTCGGCTTCTGAAACGCTAAGCGTTTTGTATTCAGTTAAGCCGACATCTACGGCCAGCAGTATTCCCGACTATATAGGCAAGGCGTATAGAGAGCCGATT